TCTCTTTTTGTTGCTTTAACATCTTTTGTAAATCTGCAGTGCTACCAACGAACATAGTGTTATTAACTGTAGATGGAGTGTTCTTTTTTTCCTCAGCATCTAACTCTTTCATCTTCTTCTGAAGATCAATTAGTTTATCCGCAGTATCTGCTACGTTTTTAATAGTTGTTGCAGCAACTTCATATGCACGAGGATGATCAGATGCTTGTGCTACTTCTAGTATACCATCTACTGCCTCTTGTCCTTTCATCACTAAACTATGCAACGCAGCACGAGATACCTCATAGTCATGTTTGACATCTTCACTATCGGTTTTCTTTAGTGCTGGTTTTACTTTATCAACATGCTTTTGAAGTTCAGATGGTTCTGTTCCAAAAGCATCATTAAGACCTGCGAAAGGATCTGCCATTATGGAATTGCCTCATCAGCACCACTAGTAGGATTACGTTTCTTGTTGTCTGTAAAGACTGCAGTAGTCTCTCCAAATCCGAAATCATCATCAGCATCTGCTGTGAGAGGATTAGGTTGTACAGTATACCTGACTTCTCTTGGTGCAGAAGTTGTATTGGTATCTGTATAGTAATCTGTAATTGCTTTCTTGATAACTTTTGGTTCTGATACTGGACCGTATAGATAAGTTTTTGCAGTAAATTGTAAGGTATAAATTATTGCTCGTCTTGTAGTAAAGTTAGCTTCGTAATCATCTTCATATTCTACGTTGTTAAGAACTACAGGAACGTCTCTAATCTCAGTCATAGCAGGTAATAGTTTTACTGCCATGTTAAAATGGGGTTGGAATATTGGAAGAATCTGTTCTAAAATTTGTAGACCATCATCTTGATTTTTTGAAATGATTGCTAATTCAAAACCAAGATTATAAGGTACAGGCATAAACACACTTTTGTCTGTTGTAGCACTGCTTGCCATTTTGATCTTTTGTGTAGGTGCAAGTTTTCTTTGCGTATCGTATTCTACACCATTAATTTCAAAAGAGATTCTTGGTAGAGTAATTTGAACTCTCTTATTAGTAGGATCGGGAACTTGATCTAACCTTGCTAGAAATTTTTGCTTAGGACCGTACGCTAAAGGTACTTTCATAACTTCGTCATTACGACGTAATTCAATATTGTTGAATAACGTTCCGAAAGCAACGATAGTCTTCCTAAAAATTTCGTGATATGAATATGTGCCTAACATTAGATTGTAGTATCAGTTGTAGATCCAATTGAGCCGAATGGATTGGTTTCGGTAAAGTCAATAATATCGTTATCCAAAGTCTCAAACTCAGCGTTTTGATCAATAGAGTTAGCGGTATTGACATTATTTAGTGTATTATATGATGCAGAAGTCCAAGCTGCACTAGAGGACTGCCCTGTGACCGTCTCAGGGATCGTAAAGATACCTGAACGATTAAACACCTGTAACTGTCTAGTTGTGGAATCCCATGCCTTAACCTCTGCAGTTACATTAGATGTGCCTCCTGCAACGATCTCACCAACTGTGAAATCACCAGTGCCTCCAGTAGCAAAGTTAACTGTAATAGCATTAGAAAAGGCAGCTTCGATTGCATCGATCTCTGCGATTCCTGTGTCGAGATCTTCGTCGCTGTATTCAAAGAGTTCACATTGACATTCCCAAACATATCCTTTTCCTAATTGATAAAATGGTTTTTCTGCTTCAACAAATTGTATTTCAAATAAATGCTTTGTTGTTGGGAAATATATTAAGTCCCCTTCGTTTGGTCGTCCTTCGACGTTAAGCGTAACACTGTCGTCCACATGCTCTTTAAATTTTTCACGGGAGAATATAAAAGTTGTCTTGTCTTCGATACGGACTCCAAATTTGCTAAGTAACTCACCTTGTCCTTCCCATCCTTCAGCATTATTGACATATGCTCTAATCGGTTTCGCAGTATCGAATTGCGAATCCGAGTCCTCTCCAAAGACCGTATCTTTGTTGACAATCGTTCTCGGAACGTAGAAAATATCTTGCCCATAAATTTCAATGCTCTCTACTACTAAGTTTTCTATAAATTTTTGTTCCTGTGCGGAACCATTCGCCTTAAAGCGTCCTGCGTTAGAATAATCTGACTGAACGTAATCTTGAGCGGGAGTGTTGGAGAATGCCATGTTAACCTACTAGATCCATTGGTGGAATTTCGTATGTCTCACGAAGAGTAGTTTCAAGATCTTTCTTGAACGTACTCGCATCTTCAAGTATTTGACGACCATTAAGTGTAACACCACCTAACATTTGAATGCCATCATACTTACTTAGGTTCCTTCCCCATTGCTGTTGAAATAATGCTTCAACATAATCCTTTAACCAGTTGTCATTGAACATATCGGTATACACTAAAGGATCTTGACGTACGAGACATTCTACTAAAATTCTATCTCCTGCTTGTAAAGTTTCCCAATCAAAGTCAAGATATAATCTTGCTTGTTTTTCATTAAATCTTACCCTTCTATTACGACCAGAATTTGTTACCCAATCAAGAGTTTCAAGATACTGAGATGTCATAAAGTAATGAAGAATATGACCATGAGTCATAGCGTATATGTCATTCAAGAATATTTGATACTTGATATTGAACATGTTACCAGGAACAATACTTGAAGCACCAATCTGTGTATATACATGATTGACTGATAGAATGTTAGGAGGTAATGAGACATAATTATTATTCTCATACCAATTAGTAGACCCTTGTTGTGTTGAACTTTGCGCTGCTGTTTTAATAGCATCGGTCACTTCAATATTCATGAAAGTTTTATAACTTCCATCATAATGATATTCTTGATAGTAATCGATTGCTTCTTCTATCAAATCATCAAGTTGCTCAGTTGCAACGTTGATGTCTATAGTAGGATATCCCAAACGACGAAGAGCATAGTCTCTTAGTTCGGTTTTAGTAGCGGGTCTAGTAGCAGACATAACTTATTAACTGAATGAGGAGATAGTGAGTGTAGTAACATCATTTGCACTGACGACTTCTCCTTTCTTGAAGAATCCGTCAACGTTATCAACAGTAATGGCATTAGTGCCAAGAGCAGTAACGACCCCTGTAGTGCCACTGGTTGCCCCTGTGACAGTCGCTCCAACTTCCATCGTTGTGATGTCAGTAAGAGTTAGAGTTGCATTAGTTGCAACTGTAGCGACATTAACTGTTGCACCGTTTCCATGTATCGCAGATACTGGGACTGTGGAAGTGCTACCATGAATTGCTGTTACATCGAATGTAAGAGCAGCACCACCGCCACTACCAAGTTGAGCATCAGCAACTGTGACTGTCTCATTAGCAATGAAACCAGATCCATCATCTGTTACGGTGATAGTAGCAGCACCATTTGAATCAACAACAACAGTGAATGTTGCATTAGCACCAGATGCTTGAGTGATATAATCAGATGTTCCTAAGGTGTAAGTTCCTGCAGTTCTTGATGCATCAGCAGCACCAACGTTTCCTGTTGTTGCGATACCAGATGCGTTAGCATTAGTAATTGTCAAGACTTCAGATGCAGCGTAACCAGATCCATCATCGTTGATTGCAACACCAGTGATACCACCACTAGCATTAACAGAAGTAATGTTCAATGTTGCACTAGATCCAGATCCAGATGATGATGTTGCTATAGCAGTTCCTGTTGAATATCCAGATCCTGCAGCACTAATAGATCCAAGAGTCTTAACTCCAGTAGCGTTAGCATTAGCGATTGTAACTGTGTTTCCTGCAGTATATGAAGTTCCTGCGTTGTTAATTACAACGTTAGTTATAGCACCTGCAGATGCAGTAATGTCAACAGTCAGTGCAGATCCATCTCCACCAGTAGCAGAGATTCCAGTTGCAGTGGTGTATCCAGTTCCTCCAACAAGAGATGCTAAGTTCAATGTAAGAACCTTACCTGCATTAGCATTGGTGATTGTAACGGTGTCTGTGATTAGATATCCAGAACCACCTGCATTTACTGCAGCAGCAGTAATGTTTCCATCAGAATCAACTGTAGTATTAACAGTCAAACTAGATCCAGTTCCACCAGAAGTTGCGACTCCT